CCTTCCTCGGGAGTGACTTTCAGATCAGATGCAGCAGGTGCTGACTTCTCTGTGCGTGTAGTGCGTCGTGTCATGATTAGCGTTTCCTTGATAGAATATTGCGCCAGGAGATTGGGACGATCTGCTGGAGAGAAATGTCTGGAACTCCCATCCACGGGCGAGCAACCATTTTAGAAGTACCGTTTTGCTGGTAAGCCCCGTAGTCAGTGCTCTTTACGTAGAATACGTTGCCCTTTGTGTATATGTAGGCAAGGTCTTGCATAAGGCCCGTTGCCCTCAGGATGGGCTGACCCGGGTAACGTTGACCCTTCCAATTAGCGTACCTTGGTGTTAGCTGGGCCCAAGGGCGTTTATAGGTTGGGTCAACTTGTTGTTTCCAGAACTGCGGATGGTCGTCGAGAAGAACCGGTGTCCATTCCCTTTTTGTGGGTTGCCACCAGTTGAGGTTCAAGGGAGTAAGCCCTTTCCCTGAGTTATCCACCCTGAGTCGAATCATCGTTTCTTCCTGGAGTTCTTCTTCATTTCCTTATCTTGATCTTCTGCGTGTTTTTTCACAATCTCGATCATGGTTTGAATCTTACTCATTGGCTGACTCTCTAACCAATCGATAGAGGAATCCCACCGTTGTTTACACAAGTGGTAAGCAACTTCCAGCCAGTTTTCTACCGTCAAAATTGTCTGATCAAGGAGAGTTTCTCCCATCCACTTGACAACATGTCGGAACTGGCCTGATGTGATTTCGTCCAGGACTTCGGGATTCAGAAACAACCTTAGAATCAACTCGAACTGACCTTTATCCCCTTGTCTCAGAATCTGGGCTAAGTAAAAGTCTTTGGGAGTGACTTCCCGGAAATGAAGAGTAGGACCGTTAGGGATATGCACCAAATAGGTGAAATCCTCCAGGTCCTCAACTATTAGTTTGGGTCTTCTTCGTCGGTACCGTTGGCTTTAGCCACCAGGTCGCTGAGTTTGCGGAAGTCTTTGACGCCCAGATCGAGGATTTCATCGTAGGTGATTTTATCGTCGCCCACAATCAGTCGCTCAATGATGCGCATGCCTTTCTCGACATCGCCTGCCTTGGTAAGATCCTTCTCCATGTAGATCAGGTCACGACCAGTCATTTCACGGATTGTGATTTCGCGACCGTCGGCCAGAGTGGTGCTGAACGTTTCCAGTTTAGACATTTCTTTTTTCTTGGTTACCGGTGTAGATTCGACCGCGTCGTTAGAGATTGTTCTCATTGGTTACGTGAGTGAGATTGTCTAGTTTTACCCGTAGATCGTAGATCCTGTCTTCAATTTCCATGTCTCCGGACCCGGCGGGCAAGCACAGGTATAGATCATTAGCTGTTCGCCAGCTGTGTTCGGCATCTTTTGGCTGATTGATCTGTAGGCGGTCACCCACATCATCAAGCCAGAACCCTACGACTTCTTTGATGAAGTCAACATCGTGAGGAAGGGGGAAAGCCATTAGAGGGCCCTAAGCATGTTTACGGTTTGCTGTAGAGAGAAGTACCGGGAGTTGTAAGCGCACTCTACAGAAGAGGGGATTACCCGATTCTTCTTGTCGTAAGGCACCGTCATATAATAGGTATCAATGGTGCCTTTGTAAAGAAGCACACCTACGTTTTCGACACGGGACTTTTTAACTTTTTTCATCAGATGACTCCTTTTTGGATGGCGTTGTAACGGTTAGTGAGTTTGTCGATGGCGCCGATTTCGGCTAGCTCCGACATCGAGTATTCGGTGCCGAAAGATTCTTCCACTCCCTTCGCATTCGAGAGAGTCACCGTTTTCTCCTGGGGAGATTTACGGAGGCGTTCATCAATAGCAACCGAGGAGAAGTATGCTCGAGACAGCGGGAGATCAGGGATCCCCACCGCCGAATGGAAGAGAGACCAGGTGTACATGTGTGCTATTTGAAAGAGCACCGCAAACTGTTCTGCATACCGTTCTGGAGTCATAAACCAGATTTCATCATGGATACTTAGAACGAAGCGAGCTGGGATCCTATACTCGGCAGTTAGCCAGTGCACTGCGGTAAGCATGATGCTCAGGATTTCGGCACCGGAAGATTGGATAGTCCAGTTCACACGGCCGGTCTTGAAGTCATCGCCGACGGCAGCAGGGCGCATTGCTGTGGAGATTTTAGTTCCCAGGCAAGGCAACTGGGGTACTCGAGACCGCATAGCAATCTCCTCCATAAAGTTGAAGCAACCTGAGTCGGATCCTCCTTCGTAAAGACCATTCCGCAGCCTGCCCTTCTTACCCTCAAGAATGCGGTAAGCAAAGTTCTTCACTTCATTAGGAGATTTTTCAGGATATTTACGGCGAATATAAGTTTGGACCGCTCGGACGCCAGCGCCATACAGCACTGCAAAACCGGCAATCTTGGCGGTATCCCGGTCTACGCCCGCGAGTTTCGCGAGCGCGGAGTGCGGGTCCGTGCCTGCTTCTTTAGAACCCGAAAGCACATTGTAACCGAACGGTGAGCAACCAACATGGCCGCCTTCCCACTTGTCGCTGTAGATTGAAGCGATTTGCATCTCCTGACCGTCAAAGTCAGCGCCGACAATCTTCCAGCCATCGGGTGCTTGCACTCGTGACTTTAGCTCTGTGCCGATACGCCAGTTTTTGGTGGAGCACATGGTAACCATGAGAGACTCCACGGTACGGCGCGTTACGGTACCATGGCATAGGATCTCAGGAAGGGTGACCAGAGCGTCCTCTCCGTGCGGGTTAGCAACGGGAAGGAAGATGCGGTCCATAACTCGCTTTCGAACCGAGGTCCAATAGCTGACGGCGTTTGCGATTTCAAGCGCTCGCTTGGCTTCTGGCAGATCGGAGTTTAGGCGTCCTACTTTCATATCGTCAACGAAATCCTTAGAAAGCACCCCGCCAACGTTTGCTCCTGTACCTTTCGGGTGAGGGATCTTCTGAGCTTTTCCTTCCTCGTCATGAAACTTCCAACCCTCACTCTTCGTGTGATACATGGGGGAGCCTTCCCATGTTAGCTTCAGAAGGATGTGAGAAAGATTGGATTTCACCCCGATGTGCTCATCCGGGTTCTTTACAAACGGACGGATCCAGTTCGGAACACCCGCATATTTACCCTTCTGCGTCTTGACCTCCCAATCCAACTGCGAGAGCCACGGGTCACGCTTTTCATAGATTTCGGGATTCTCTGCGTTCTGCCACTCCTCATAGTACTTCTTTACAAGATCCTGACACAGCTTGGTCATTTCCTTGTTATGCTCGGCGAATACGCGCTCAACGTTCTTGATCCAGTCCTCCCAGTCAGGGACGAGAGGGACGATGGAACCGTTCAGATGATAGTGACCACAAAGAGCTGTGAGGCTTGGGGTCGCATTGACATACTTCGGCCATAGAGCCTGGAAAAGTTCGGCAGTATAGAAAGCGTCCTTGATGGCGTAATCAACGGCATCGGTCAGCATTTGACGAATTTGACTCAGGTGCGTGGCTGAGACGAAAATGTCTCGTACCGCCTTGTCGCCAGCGCCCAGCGGCTGTACGTCATCACCGAAGAACTTGCGAACTTCATAAACGTGGAAGTTGTAGGTTGCAACCAGAGAATTGGTAGAACCTTCATCCAGCCACTTGGGGGCATACCTTAGCTTTCGCTTTTCTTCGTCAGTAAGGTCCTCAGGGTCCTTACCAGCCAGAACATATAGCCATCGCTGGCCACTGGCAAGGCCAGATACGCCAATGTGTGCAGATAGGGTGTCAAAATAGAAGTTCTCGGGTTTGGTACGGTCGAGGGAATAACCCTCGCGAGCGCGGACGCGATCGTAGCTGATATTGTGACCCACCACAAAGCGGTCTTCGCCAATCGGAATCAGCGAGTGCTGGTCCCATTGATCCTCGGGAAGAGACGGGTCGATCAACTCCGATGCGAGCCAGATGTAAGCTGCCTTTGCAGAAAGCGCCGTGCCGATGATGGGAAACGCCCCGCCATGCACGTAGGTCTCGGTGTCGAACGTGAATGCCTTCTCGAGGGGATATGGTACAGATTCAGTCTTCCACTTACCTCGCACTTTGGTGTAGCGAGTCCAGCCTGGTTTGAATACCAGAGCCTCGCGAGGGGGAATCTCCGGAAGTTTGCAGACTGCGTAGACATCTGCGAGTTCTTTATACTCGCCTACTTGCTCTCTGGCGATTTCCTCGAAGTGCTTAGTGAGATTGCCTCCCTTTAGTTGGGGTAGGGGTAGGGGACCGTCATACAAGTGGTCAGGATAGTCGACAGGGGTGGTAATGTCGAACTCCTTAAGGAGGTTCTCGGCTCTCTGCAGTTCCAGGCGGGAGATGGCCTTCGGAGTCTCCTTACCGAAAATCCTTTCATGCAGATCGCTTGAAAGGACGGGATAGCCTAAGGGTGTTTTACGCATCGGCGATAGGTTGTTCATGTAGATAGTATAGGGTGGTTTGCCCTCGGTAAACTCAGGGGGCGACGTAGTCGATCGGGGGCGC